TCCTACTAGTAAACCAATTATACCATAATTAGCAATATCAATAAAAGTATCTTCCATTCCCTCTCCTTTAACAAAATTTCTTCCATTAACTAAAAGATTTTTTAAACGGGATATTTTATCTGTAAGTCTAATAGCTAAACCTGTTAATGAGAATTTTTTATCATCTTCATTATTTATAATGTCTCCCCCTAATGCAATATTGTTTAAACCATAATCCATATGTTTGCGAGCAAACATTTCATACATTTCTGATTGGATTTCTTTAAATTCATTAGATAATTCTGGGTATTCTGATTCGAATATTTCTATGGTTGATTGGGGTTGAGATTTTTTATCATCTATACTATCAAAATATTTTTCTACTGTACTACTCATTGATCAAGGTTTTTTGGTTAAAATAAACTTTTAAAGTATTAATTCTGTCATCAGCATCCACCAACATAGTAAGAGCTTCTTCAGCATTTTTATAAAAATCCTCAGTAGAATGATCACCAATACCTACTGCTTTATTACCCAATAATTCTAGTGATAATAATGCTTTTGATTTATCAGCTTCTGCAGATTTCATAAGCATATTAAATAGTTGTGTTGTCATATTTTAAATAATTTGGTTATTTCTTTTTTTTCTTTTCCTATAGATTTAAGAATGTTTTTAATTTCTTCTTTACCTATAATGTCAATATAATGATCTGCTTCGTGGGATCCAACTTCAAAATAACCAGCTATTAATTCAACTAACTCTTTATTTTTTGATTTAATTTTAGATTTAATATACTTATTCCATACTTTTTTCTTAGGAATCATATTACAATAAAAATTGTAAATACCTATTTTATCTGTAGGTAAAAATCTTTGAGCCATATTAGATATCTCTATATTGCTTTGCCCCATAGACATAAATCTATGAACCATATAAGAATTCCAGCTCTCCCAATCTTTCTCACTAAATTGAGAGGCTGGAGTTTTCCTAACAGTAATTTCGTCTAACCAATCCCAAAGCTTCATTAGGCAATGATATGATCTTTATACTCTTCTCTTAAATCCGCAGGGATAGTTTCATTTAAAATTTTACCTGTTGAAGGGTCATAAAATACTGGAATTGGCATTAGAGCATCTTCTTCAGCTCCTACTACGAATTTAGATACTTTACGCAATAATACTCCTTGTTGAAATACTACTCCACCTTCAGGTGTTTCCATAGATGTAGTGTTTTTAACATCTACATTCATGTTCATTTGTTGTTGTTGATTTGCCATTTTTTTAATGTTTTTTGTTTTGTTGTTTAAAATCAATTATAAATCCAATCGCTACTAAAATATTAAGACCTACACTAGCGATTATTTCATGCAAGTCTTTATATACATTTAAAGATAAATGAACATGCCCAATCATCCAAAATGGAATAGCCATTTGTTGGCTGTACCATATTAGGGCAAATTCAATAAATTTTTTCATTCTACTTTTATTACGCATTTAGGAATAAAATAAGTTTTTAATTTAGTATCAAAATATTGATGTTTCAAAGATTGATTAGAGTCATTTTTTATTGAAATTTCTATAGGTGTAATATCAAAATCTTTATTTAAAATATTATATGATTGTTTTGCTATATTATTTACTACACCCCCATTAGGATTATTAAAAAATGAATATATTCCTTTAGGTTTTAATAAATTTTTAACATTTATATCAAATTCTTTTTGAGATTCTAACCAAGTATCAAAATATATTCCATCAAATTTAGGTAAATATTTTATTACTTCTTGCCAAGGTTTAAATATAACTTTTACATTAGGTTTTTTTAACCAACCATCTTCAATTATTTTTCTTTGTACATCTGGGTGGGATTCTATTATCCAATGTGTTTTAGGATTCCAATTTTGGATATAGCTATCAATAAAACCTAACCCAAATCCTATATTAAGAATATCTCCCCCATTTTTACAAATTTCAAAAGCACTATATTTCATAATGTTTTCTTCCCACCCCATCATAATAGCACTACCATTTGAATCTAATAAAAGATTATCATCAGTATATGTTAATTTTTCATTATGATAATTAGGGTTAATATTCATTATAAAGTAATTAATTGGTTAATTAAAGCCATACAGTTTATTTCTTTATCAATTCTAAAATTAGATTGGTAAGTATATTCATTAATGTAATATGCTACCATTCCTTCTTTATCTGGTGCAAATTCATGAGCATTATCATAAAGATAACGATATAACTCTTCAAAATCTTGAACATTAGCATCTGCAATTATTTGTCTAATAGTTTTGAAAGATTTGGATTTATATGTTTTAGATTTAGATAATTCACTAACTACTTCAGACATATAATTAGATGATACTAATATAGATTTATCAATCTTTAATTTGTTATCTTGGGTTGATAGTTGAACGGTATTTAAACATTTACGTAAATCAGGGTAGAATTGATTAACTATGATTTTAAGATCTTTTATATCATAAGTTGTACCTTCTTCTTCCATAATCCAAGCAATATGTTTTGCTACATCAGTTTTAGTTGGTGGAACTATTTTTAATGTTTGACATCTTGATTGTAATGGATCAATGATACGTTCTACATAATTACAAGTTAAGATAAACCTAGTAGTACGCGAAAACGTTTCAATGACATTACGGAGAGAAGCTTGCGCCTGTATAGTAAGAAAATCAGCTTCATCCAAAATGACCACTTTAAGTGATTTAAAACTAGCTGATGATGCAAATCCTGAAACTTTATCTCTAATCGTTTCAATACCACGTTCATCCGAGGCATTAATATAAAGATGCTCACAATCAAGATTTTTAACAATGAGTTTAGCAAGAGTTGTTTTTCCCGTTCCTGCAGGTCCATAAAATATAAGATTTTGAATATCGTTTTGTCCTAGATATTGTTTAATACTTTTTTTAATATGATCATTCCCTACATAATTATCTAAATTAATGGGACGATACTTCTCTACTAATAAACTATGATTCTTATTCATACGTGAATATAATAACTTTTATTTAAAAAACCAAATTTAAACACCTTGTCTAAATTCTCCATACATACCATATACTTTTGGAGATTCTTTTTTAACTTCTACTTCTGATTTTTGGATAGCATATAATTTACTATCCATAGGATCTAATCTAAAAGCACCATTAAAATTTGTTTGATGAAAAAATGCTTCTAAAGCATCTGTTAAATTACCAAATACTTCTTTTTTAGGGTCCCCCACAAGTGACCAACGGTCACCTGGGGGTACTCTAGTTGCTATTAACTCATTATGTTCTATTATTTTTTTATCCATAATTAAGACATTCCATCTGGTGTTGGATCTTTCTGATTAGGATGATCAACAACAACACACTCTGTTAAAAGAATAGTTCCGGCTACTGAAGCAGCATTTTGTAAAGCTGTATATGTAACTTTAGAAGGATCTAAAATTCCAGCATCTTCCATATTTACTACTTTTTCATTTCTAATATCGTAACCCGCCCAATAATCATTACCTGAATTAATTAAATCATTAGCAATAATTTCAGCTTCTGTTATAGAATAACCGGCATTAGTCATAATTTGGGTAAATGGCTTTCTACAAGCTTCTTTAACAATATTAGCTCCAAGATTATTATTTTCTAACCCATTAGAAGCATACAATAAAGCAGCTCCACCACCTGGAACTATTCCAGCTTCAAGTGCTGCTTTTGTTGCATGAAGAGCATCATCTACTCTATCTTTCTTCTCTCTCATTTCAGTTTCAGTATAACCACCTACATGAATAATAGATACTCCACCAATCATTTTAGCTAATCTATTTTGTAAATGTTCAACAATATAAGGTGTAGTTTCTTGATCAATATTTTTCTGGAGATCTGCTACTCTACTATTAATAGCATCAGCTTCACCTTTACCATCTACAATTGTTGTTTGTTCTTTAGTAACAGTTACAGTTCGTGCTTCACCAAACCAATCATAAGAAAATTTATCAAGTTTCATTCCTTTATCTTTGTCAAATACAACACCACCTGTTAAAGTAGCAATATCTTCAAGAAGCAACTTTTTTCTATCTCCAAAATCAGGAGCCTTAACAGCAGCTACTTTAAGAATACCTCGTGCTTTATTAACAATTAAAGTTGCTAAAGCTTCACCATCAATATCATCTGCTATAATAAGTAAAGATTTATTAGCATTAGAAACTCCTTCTAAAATAGGAAGTAAATCTTTTACTTGAGTGAATTTATGATCTGCAATTAATACATAAGGATTTTCTAAAGTACATGACATATCTCCATTATTAGTAACAAAGAAATGTGATTTATATCCTCTATCAAACTGCATTCCTTCAACAGTTTCAAGATAAGTATCACCTGATTTGCTTTCTTCGATATGAACTACTCCGTCTTGTCCTACTTTATCAATAGCCGCAGAAATAAGTTTTCCAATTTCAACATCATTATTAGCTGAAATAGTAGCAATTTGTTGTAGTTGTTCTTCACTACTAATTTCTTTACTAATATTATCTTTAATAACCGAAACAATTTCATTAACGGCTTTATCAATATTCCTTTTAATTTCAACAGCATTTTCACCATTATTTAAATGTTTTAATCCTGCTTTAACTAATTCTCTAGCTAAAAGTGTTGATGTTGTGGTACCATCTCCTGCTTTATCTGCAGTTTTTAAGGCAGCTTGTTTTACCATTTGAGCTCCTAAATTTGGAATTAAACCATCTACTGTAATATTTTTTGCTACAGTAACACCATCTTTAGTATGGGTGGGTTTATTTAATTCATTATAACCACTGTTATCAATTAATACATTACGACCATTAGGTCCTAAAGTACAAACAACAGCATCTGCTAAGGTATTAATACCTTTCATTAATTCAGTCCTTGCTTCAGTACCGAATCCAATTTCTTTTTTATAATCTACTGGCATTTTTATTTATTTAATTGTTAATTTTTGCTAATATTTGATTTTCTGGTCCTACCCAATATTCTTCTCCTTCATAAGGTAATTTTGTAAAACCCTGTGTAGGTAATACTACTATATCTCCTACTTTAGTTATAGTTTCATTAAAACTACCCATAAGAGTATTTTGTCCAGGTCCTACAGAAATAACTTCTCCGGTTTGATTTTTGTCATTACCCATATCTGGAACTATAATGTTACCATGTTGGGTTTCATCTGCCTCAATAGGTTTAACTATAACGGCATTAAATAGTGCTTCTAATTTCATAATTTGTTGTAATTTAATATTTCACTTAGTTCATTTTTAATTTTATCCCATTCATCTATATACTCTTTTATACTTGTATAATGTTCTTTATTACTATTAAGTTTTTCCTTGTAAACTCTTTCAAGTGCTTTTGAAAAATTAGAATAGTGAGCAACAGGTTTTTCATAATCCTTGCCTTCACTTCCTTTTTCTAAATATTTTGCTTGGGGAGTTACTACTTCATACACTGTGTAACAGTGAGAATCTTTACCTATGTAATAGGGGTCCATTTTTGGATCTGTAATCTTTGACATATAACTATTTTTTATTTATTATAACGTGAATATACGAACAGAATCAATATAAGCCAACCTAAGGGCGCAATTTAGGTTACTTAATTTTAATTGTTTTTGTTTTGGCTTCTTCAGCTAATGGGATAAAAATATTTAATAATCCATTTTCTAAAGTAGCATCTATTTTTCCCAGATCAAATTTAGGAGCTATCTTATATCTCAAATCAAATGATTTTTTTGATAATCCATTATAGATAGTACCCTCATGGAATATTTCATCCTCTGGTTTTTTATAACTAATTGCTAAAATATCTCCTTCGATGCCAAGGTTAATATCTTTTTTAGTTAACCCAGTACAGGCAACTTCAAAATAAAGTCCTTCATCATCATAAAAAATATTAAGGGGGTGGGGTTGTTTAGTATCTAAAGCAGGTTGAAATGTGCTATCAGACTTAAAGTGGTTCCTAAAAAGGATGTCAAAAGGACTTATATGCCTTTCTAATAATTGTAATGTACTCATATCATTTTGTTTTTGTGTTGTCTTTCGATCAACGGTTAATAAAATATAAAACGTGCGCCCTAGGGTCGGTTTATTTGATTATACGTATGTTAAAATTCAGTTTCTGCTTTTCTTACCATAAAATAATTTGAAGAAATTCCATCTAATGAAAAATCTAATTTCATTAATCCCATACTACTTAAAAATAATTTTCCACCATCCATATCTTTATTTGATTGGAGAATGGTTTTAAAAGTATCTGAATTAAAAGGTAATTTTATATCTGTTTCTTTAATATCACCTAATATTTGATATGTAATTTTATTATTATGTCCAGATTCATCACCAAACACAAATTCTACTACATTTTCACCATCTAAATTAGTTGTTGTAGTTACTAACATATTATCAACTTGGGATAATGCACTTTTTGCTTTAATAATATTATCAACATCCTCTTGAGTTAAATCTAATTCAACAACCCATTCAGCTTGGTTAACTTCACCTACTTTATTAATTAACAAAGGATCAGATAAAGCATAATTAAGATTAAAATTTAAATCAGATATTTTTAATTTAGTATAGATAGCATTATTTTTTTCTAATTCTAGTAATAATTCACCATTGCAAATACTAATTAAACTGTTCAGTTTTTTGGTATCATAAATTGCTAATTTACTATCTTCTAATTGAAAACTATCACATACTACCTTACCGATAATATCTTTTGTAGGTGTCATAAAATTAACCTCTAAGGTGTTACCTTTAATAACCCATTTTACGGACTCATTTACCCCTAAGTAATATTTGTTAATTATACTTTGAACTATTGATTTATTTATCATTTTTTTGAATATACTTTATTATTAATTACTAAAATATCTACTATATTGTTATCCAAATGTACGAAAGCTTCATTGGGATGACAAACTATAGGTTCACCATGTACATTAAAACTTGTATTTAATAATACAGGAATGCCTGTAAGTTCATTAAATTTATTTATTAAATTATAAAATTTATGATTTGATTTGTCAGTTACTATTTGTATGCGGGCTGTTTTATCTATAGGATGAACTACAGCTGGTATTTTATCAATCCAATCTTCATGAGTATCATATAACATAGTCATAAATTCAGCTGTATATTTAGATTTATCAGCTTTAAATACTTTATCAGCATACTTATCTATTACAACAGGGGCAAATGGCATAAAATCATTTCTCTGTAATCTATCATTTACTTTTTTATAAGTACCTGGTATGCTGGGATCAGCTATAATACTTCTATTACATAATGCCCTAGGACCATGTTCATATCTTCCTTGGAACCATCCAATAACTTTTCCTTCTTTCAATTCATAAGATAATTGATTATTAGAAAGAGGTCTTATATTATATTTAGTTTCATCTACTTCAAATTCATCATCACTATAAGAAGTACCTAAAAATGTATTAGTTAATTTAAAAGGTTGAAAATTTGGATTTAATTTTTTATGTACTGTTAAAGCACATCCTAAAGGTAAACCTTCATCTCCCATAGGTGGGGCAATAAATACTTCTTCTACCCAACTTAAATCATTAATTTTTTTATTAAGTTTAACATTTGCAAATACACCCCCAGCAGCAGCAATATTTTTTATATTAGGATATTTATCTTTAATGTTAGTTATTAATTGAATTATTTTTTCTTCAAATACTAATTGACCATTAAATGCTATATCATCAGTTAAATGCTTCCAATATTCACTCCCAAATTCTTTAAACCAAAGACTATAAAAATCTTCATATACCCCTCCTAATAATTTATTTGAAGTATCTTTATCTGTAGTTAAATCAGAAATAGTAATAGAATTGTTAAATACATCATATATTCTTTTATTAAATTTTCCATGAGATGCTCTACCAACTACTTTACCTTCATCTTTAAGACGTCTAAATCCTAAAAATTCAGTAAGCATAGAATAATAATGCCCTAAAGATTTAAATGAAGTATCAATTCCATCTATATATTTCAAATTACCTTTATGACCTATATAAAATTTAGAACTATGATTTTCACCACTAGCATCTATAGACATAACTAAAGTATCATTAATAAACCCACTACAAAAATAAGCTAAATTACAATGAGCTTCATGGTGATCTACTTTAATAAATTTTTCTTTAGGGAATGGTCCTAAATCTATACCATACCACATACTTTCTACTTGATTTTCATCAAAAAATGAAGTTATATAATCAATTTCATTCCAATTAAACTCTTTAAATTTTTGAGTATTTTGACCACTTTCATAAGGGAATCTAAAAAAATTGTTATAAAAGTCTTTATATGTTCTAATTCTATTAAATCTTTCCTCTTCAAATGCAAATATGGGTTTACCATTTTCAGTATATGCTAAACCACAACTATGAGATCCTCCTGTTATTCCTAATATTTTCATATATTTAAAATTTAAAAAACATTTCTTTATAGGGATTAAGATTTAAGGTCCATCCTAAATCATTATAGAATCCCTCTAATTTATTTAATAATATAGATTCAAAAATCTTTTTTCTGTCAGCATATTGTTCTATAAAAGCTTCTATTTTTTCTGGAAGATCCCATTCTAGAAAAGCAATTGCATCTATTTGATATGGATTTGGTTTTAAATAAATCCATTTAATTTTATCACCTTGAGTTATTTGACTATGATTTTTATGTAGCCCCCAAAATTTAAGAAGATCATTATATCTAATTACAGCTCTTACAGCTGCTGGAGCACCCTTAGCTACAACTGTAAACATTTCACCAGCTCTTGCTTTACGTTCAGTATATTTATTTAATGTTTTTACTGATGTAGGGTTACCTAATTCTGTTAATGGAATAGAACCATCAAGAATTTGAACTTTAAATGTTTTTACTCTATTATCTATTTCATTTTGTTCAGCTCCTTTTAGAACGTCAACTAAAGTTTTATGAAAAAATTTACCTAATACTGGGGGGAAATTTGCTTTTTTAAATTCAAGACCTTTAACATCAAGTGATTCTTTTACAATACCTTCTTGTTTTGTAATCCATTGAGCATAACGTCTTGTAGCTCTAAAATAAGCTGAACGAATAACACATTCGGTTTTCATTTCTAATCTATGTTTTCCTTTAGCATTAAAACAATCTTCAGCTAATGAACCATAGGAATCAGTAATAATATCTTGATATTTTAAAGCTACTTCTTCTAATACATCATCTTTTTCTTCACTTGACATCTCCTCAAAATTAGGATATAAATGTCTTAATAAGGGTTCTGCATGAATATAAATTGAATCTGTATCTGAGTATGCTACATAATTTGTATCTTCAGGATCACAAATCCACCAGGGAGTATCTTCTAAATGTTTCATAATTTTAATCCTTCTTTAATAACTTTATTCATATGTCTATTAGCTGATAGTGCAGATTCTTGTATAATTCGTTGTCCACTAAGCGTTATAGCCTCAGATAATATAACATTCCCATAACGGAATGATCCAAGAGCAGTAGCACCATATAACGAATTAAGCAAAATCTTCATAGTATATTGCTTCATATGAAATGCAGCACCTAATTCATCATTTCCTGCTTTGTATGCTTTTTTCATTTCGTTTTTATATAAAACTCTCTCATCAAACCATTTCTTTAATATGGTTGATAATACTGATTCACGATTTGTATTAAACAATACACCATTAGCTGATACTGATAGTTCATTTTGTTCTACCATAGCTACTAATCTTCCAGCATTAACTTTAGTTCTGCTACGTTTAGCATTTTCAACAATTAATTCTTCATCAGGATCTTTACGTTTTAAATCATTTAAACCTAAACGATTATTCCTATCATCAGCATCTATAATCCTACCAACCATTGTTTCTTTACCAATATTAATAGTCATAATAATTGAAGGGTATAGTGAAGTTAAATCTTCATCAAATACATAATTATAAATTCCAGCTTTAGGACAAAATAAATAACCCCCTGCATAATTCTTTTTAGATAAAGGATTACGATCTTTTGCAGGAGGGACTATTTTTTTACTTAATAAATAAGCTGAAATAGCTCCATCTTGGGTTTTGGTATTAGCATAAACTTCACTATAGTTATGTTTACCTTTATGAGCCAAGTTTTTTACTAATGACAAATATTCTAATTTTTCATCTAATACTTTTAATATTTCAACATCTCGAAAATTATATTGAATAAATTTAAGTGGATCTTCTTCAAATAATTTATCTAAATTTCCTTCATATTCAATTTTATTAATACCAGCATATTTTTCTCCAATAGCATCTAATTTAAATGAAGGTTCATCTTTCCAACTAAACTTTTTATGTAACCTCATATAATCTAAAGATTCAACCCCAGCAATTTGTACATATTGATCTTTAAACCAAGGTGTTTCTCTAACATATCCAATTGGAGATAAATAGCGAGCAACATCATCACCTAATACATTACACATTCTATAATATAAATAAGGTATATCAAAATAATCACTATTCCATCCTACTATAATATCAGGATCTATTTCTCTAAATCGTTCTAAAAATTTAAGTAATAATTCTTCTTCAGTTTTACAAGGAATAATTTCTTTGGTTTTAGCTTTTGTCCTTTTTAAATTAGATTTTGGATCTAAAATTAAAATAGCCCATTCATCTACTTGTTTGTCATACCAAGCAATTGAAGTAACTTTTTTAGGAGCTGATTTGATATAATCCTCTGTAAGAGCATCACCCATTTCTGTTTCAATATCAAAAAATAATTCTCTTTGGGTTTGAGAAGGTTCATCATTTATCCCATATTTTTCAACTAAGAATTTTTGATATGGAGTCATATCATGAAAGTGGAGTTTGGTATTATCAGACTTCCAATTTGATATTTTTTTTAAGGCTTCCCCATTTAGACCAGTATGTGTTGCTTGAGACTCATCACATTCAATGTAAGCTTGATTAGTCCATTCTACTTTGCTATAACCTGTATCCTCCCAAAGGTGGATTAAGAATTGGTTTCCCTTTTTTCTTTGTGCAAAACATTTTTTATACATCTATAACCTATTTTGACGTGAATATAATGAGGGCTTAACCTGTCTCCAAGCTAAGCCCTAATTATTTTTAAAGTAAGTTTTATATTCTTATGAATTTGAAACTGTAATGTATTCCATTACTACTTTCACACCACAAGTAGCTGATAATACATTTCCTCCAACTATTGTTTGGAAGAATAATGATGATTGATTACCAAACCATAATGCTGAACCTGAAGCAAATGCAATTGCATTACCTCCTGTTTCTACTTTATGTTTACTTGAAGTAGATGTAAATGAATTAATTGTAATGTCTTCACCCGCAGCATTTAATGCTGTTGATGCTACAATTGATACATCTGCTGAAGCATTACCAAATGCTACTGATAGAATACCAGCAGCTCCTGCAGTAACATTTTCTGTAAAGAAAATACCTAAAGATGTTACTAAAGAATTTGCTGGAATGAAATTAGAAATTTCATTATTTGTAGTAGCTGCTGCTACTGGGATTGTGATTAAACTAGATACTGCTTTTTTAGGCATATCTGCTAAGTAAAGAGCTATGTCTGTGAATTGTCCACCTACTATAGCCATGTCATTTGTACCCGGATAATCATTATAATTAAATGGGTTAACGATTGCTCTGTTTTTGTCTGCTACGCTCATGAGATTTTAAAGTTATTTTGTTAGTAAATTAATTAATTTGTATTTGTGTACACGATTATACATACAAATTATTTACTAAAAATTATGAATTACTTATCTCTTCCTCAGTAAAAAATTGTTTAAGATTTGGACGATAATAATTAATATTTTTCATTACTTTTCTATCACGTGTTCTATAGACAATATAATATTTTCCAACCTTTTCATAGTGACATGGTTCCTTTTGCTCTTTTGATCTAAGCTCCACTGTTGCTTGTGCATCCTCTTCGCTTGAGCAAGCCTTTGACATATTCGACCCTTGTACTTCTTGATATGCTGGCCATATTTTATCCTTAAGACCATGTAGCATAGTTCCGTTACCCAACGAAACGTAGGCAATATCACATAAAGCATCAAGAACCTCAACAATATCTCCTGTTTCACAAGCATGTTTATATTCCTCGAGTTCTTCGAGGATGAAATCATAAACAAATTGCCACTCCTTTTTTTCAGGGATTGTAGGTTCATAATTGTTTGGTTTACCCATAGTGGAATTAAATTCCTCTACTTCATTTACAAATGGTACATTACTTTTACTCATAACTATTAAATATTATGTCCTCCGTTATTAATCTTCAGACTGTCAAAAAATTCTTTTCTGGATAAATTATTATTTTCTCTAAATACTCCTGATGCTTTAGTTGTAACCATTGCAGCACCTTGATGTTTAACACCTCTACAAGATACACAATTATGAGTACCAACAATAGTTACAATAACACCTTTATTACCTTCTGTAATTTTATCTACAGCGTTATGAATAGCTGATGTTAATTGTTCTTGGATAGCACCTCTACGTCCAAATAATTCTACAATTCGGTTTAATTTAGATAAACCAATTACTTGACCTTCATCCCCAGCAATATAACCAATATGAACTACACCCCCAATTGTTTGGTGGTGGTGAGAACACATAGATGTAAGTGGGATATTTCTTTCAATCACAATACCATCATAACCATCTGAAGGAAATGATGTAATAGGAGACATCGCTGTATATCTACCAGCCCATAAATCGTTTACATATGCTTTAGCTACACGTCTTGGAGTTTCCATTGAATTAGGATCATTACGCCAATCACATTTTAAAGCATCTAAAAACTTACCATAAGCTTTTTCTGCTTCATCTATCATCTTATCTTTATCAGATTGTTGTAGTGGAAAGCCTTCAGCAACTCCATTTGCAAAACCCTCTTGTACCACTTCTAATTCTTCGTGGATTTTTCTACGTTTGTTTTCCATTAATTATAACTTTT